CCAAGAATGTGAAATGAGTCACCAAATACATCTAGTGCTAGAGATTCATCGCTTGGTTCTGGCACTAGAATCCTGAGATCAGTGTTTGTTTCTTTGGCTAGCCTGTGTAGCTGTTGTGCAATGACAACGCCCCAATCGTCCTTACCAGGCTGCCCAACTGTTTGCTTGTGAAGTCTAAATTGACAGTGATTAGAAGCGACTGTTGCATAAGTCACCGGTGCATACTTAGCAGCCCGCTTGACTATCTCCCACATTAGGGAAGCTGCCAAATCTGTCTGCTGCATAATGCTCATTGAATTGGTAAAGGTTTGCTGTTGGTCGGCCTTGTTATAAAAGCCTTCCACTATGTCCCCCATGTCACATAGAAGTATCTTTTCGTATTTACCACGCTTGAACTGCTTTTCTAGTTGGTCATAGGCAGCAAAGATGCGCTTTAGCTGAGCCTCAGTATCACCTCTGTGATCAACCTTGCCTAGCTGAAAGTCTGCAAGCATTACAACCAAAGCTTTACCTTCAACTACAGCTTTAGGTTTCGCTTTATTGCCCTTTGCTGTTTTCCACAAAAGTGGTAAGTCAATTGAGGCGTTTAGTTTGCGAAAGTTGAAGCGATAGGCAGTTAGCCAATCTCCGTCATACTTCTGCCACCTGGAAGTTCGTGGCGCTCCGACAATCTCGTATTCCTTTGGGTCGAAGCCTTGATCAAGTAGGAATTCGTCAAAGTCGGGGACTTCCCCAGCAGGAACAGCAGGCAAAGTAGCGCTGCCTTGCTCACCATCGAATTCGACAGCGGGTCGCCAGTCTTTGGGTGCTTCAATCTTCTGCGCGGGCTTCAGATTTTCGAGCATGAACATAGCCCTTGCCGGTGTCTAGCAATGGATGTATCTGCGAGTGTTGCACCTGCCTGCTCGCGAAGTGCTTTAGAAAGCGCATTGTGAGAAACGTTGCTATCGACTAACAGGTTCATAAGAATCTCTTGATCAGCCTCATTTAGTGAGTCGTAAAAGGTTCTTGTGGCGCAGGGGTAGCGCCTCTTGCTTTTTAGTGCTGCGTGTAGGTTTTCTAGCATGATTACCTTTCTGTGTAACTCTAAGGTAAGTGTTTAGGGTTTACTTGTCGAGCGACACGCCGATAAACTCGCTGAATGTAACTAAAGCCCCTGCGGGTAGTTCGGTGTCTGCGTAGCACTTGTAAGCCACGATCTCGACAATTTGAGAATCGTCATTTAGCACACCTGCATCGGTCGCAGAGTCGCCTATGCTGCGAATCATTTTATCCAGGTCGGGCTTTACGCTAGGGAACGCTCTGGTAACACTTTTGGGTCTTGGGAGAAAGAACATTACGTCAAGCGCAACTGCGCCCTCTAGCGGTTGGCAACTGGCGTTTGCAGCTTCTAGCTTTTCAGTCACTAGCTTTCTCCACGCCGGTAGCTTTCGGTTGCTTTCAACCATGACAATCTTCCCGCCTCTTTGGAAAGCAGCCTTGCTTCCCTGTGGTTGTGGGATGCCTGGAATGAAAGCCTGAATCATTAGATAAACAAACTATCAGTTATGGCAGATTGAACTGCGCCAGATCCGGCAAATAAATCAATAATCTCATCTGTCTCTTCATAACCGAGCATTTGTAAAACCCAATAAGTCCAATCTGGCGGTTTCGCGCCAATGAAATTGCTTCGCAGTGGGTTGCAAGTAAGAACATCCTTTACCCTCTCACCGCTTGCCCATCCCTTTCGAGAGTCTGGCACTCTAAGCAAAACTGGTTCCCAATGATTAGTTATTCTGTTGCCTGAAGTAACAGCGCTTGGCTTATTCCAAACCGCAACCCTAATTCCATTTCGCGATTCCGTTTCGACAACAGATAGATAAGTGCTAAGACTGTGAACGCTCATAGCAATAGCCCACCCATCGAAGTCAGCTTCTAAATCTCTAACTAGCTGCTTGTGTGTTTCAGGATCGTCCCAAAGGTGAGCTTCAGGGTGCTGATCAGCTTGTCCGGATCCTCTAGCTATTCCAGTGCCACCTTCCCCATACCATCGGACAGCTCTGCCCAGATAGGGGGGATCAGCTATGCAAAGTCTCATTAGAAGGGAACTTCGTCAAATGAAGCCTTAGTGGCTTCTTGCTCTGCTTTGGTTTTTACCTGGACTAGCTCTGCGTTCTGAATGTGATGCTCGACAACAGTCTTTTCCTCACCGGCTTTGTTTGTGTATTGCCCAATCTTTGTAGACAGCTCACCTCTGATCTCTGCCCAATCCTGCTCTTGCAAGTCAGTAGGTGCTGGAAACCAGCAAGTCCAAAGTCTGCTGCCCTCTTGTCCGTTAGGTAGTGACACGTTCTCCCAAATAGAGACACGCTTGCCCTCCCATCGAATCATGTGAACATCGCCTGCTAATTGAATCTGTGGCATTTTGATTTTTTCCTTTCGTGTTATTTTTAGTAATTACTAACCTAATACTTAAAAATAGTTTTAGTTATTTAACTTAGGTATTAAGTCTAATAATTACTAGAAATTATTAATAATTACTATATAGGGTATGGCTATTGTTTTTTCTCTAGCTTCATTATCCAAATTGTGATCAGAGAATGTAGTTCGGGGTCTAGGTTTTCGACTTTGTTGGCATACTCCCAAAGGTCTATCGTGAGGGCTTTCTTCATGTCCTCTCGCCCATGTTGATAACCCTGAAAGTAGCCTTGATCTTTTACTGTGATGTAATTCATAATGTCCTTTCGTGGTGCTATACTAAAATCCCTTTCGTGGTAAGGGTAACGCTAACAGCGTAGCGGGGTAGGTTTTTCTGTGTGCCTGCCCCGCTTCTCTATTTCTTGTCTAGGCTTGTAGCCATGTCCTTGATTGAGACTAGTAGCTCATCGCCTACATTGGCTGCTTGTGCCTCTTTGTAGAGCGCGCGTAGTCCTGGCACGTTGCCCTGTCCGGCTAAAACAGTTGCTTCAGTTGCCCAGTTGCGATCAGGCTTAGGTGCGACTTTCTTCATTTCCTCACGTGAGGGTCTGACTGCCTTGCCATCTTTCTTGGGCTGAAAGTTTAGGGTCGCGAGAACTCTCCCCAGAGATGAGGTGCTGCAATTCTCGACAGCGAACTTGACTAGCTGCCCGCTTGTGCGTGATTCTTGTGCGTAGTCAATAGCAGCAGGTCTTGGGTCGTCTCGATCAGTGAAGGCGCTTGCCTTTATCACAATCTCAGTTTCGTTGATTAGCACAATCTCAGTGTGCAATCTCCCGTTAGGGTATTTGTCCCAAAAGGCAGCAATCCTGTCTGCCACCGGTTCGTATTCGCTCATGTTGAACATAGTTATCCTCTCGTGAATGTTAGGAAGGGTTTGCCAGCTCCGCGTTGTTGAAGCTGGACTATGGGAACGCCCTGGAACGTCCCAGTCTTAGCGCCCTGCATTTCATCTAGGGCTTTGGCTTTGTATTTCTGTAGGTTTTCTTCTGCTGCATCAAAAATCTGCTTTGCAGCAAGTAGCTCAGTAGCACACTCTAGCTCGTAAGCAACGTCCTCAATGTCCGGAGAGAGATCTCTGATTGTCTGATAAGTCGAATCACTTCCATCGTGGTCTGGAGGCTCACCCATACTTAGCAAGCCCAGAAATGCGTTTACAGCGCCTTTGACATACTCCATAAGGGTTTCATCCCACTCGACTATAAATGTCTTTAGGTCGCCACCTGTGACCGCTACGACCATAGCGGGGTTTTTTAGACCTGTCACATACTGATACCAAAGAACCTGGTAGCGGTAGTATTCGGGCAGCTCAGTCCAGTATCTACCGGTGTGCTTGATTTCGAGAATTGAGAGGTTGCCTAACTTGTCCTCGATAATTGCATCTGGGTTAGCGTGAAAGCGATTGTTCTCTGTGCTTTCAAAAGTCCAGTCTGCGTAGTAGACAGTCAGATTAGGGTTCTCGTCTGCGAAAGCGTGAATAATGCCCTCTTCGAGATAGTTGCCTAGCTTCATCCTCATCGTGGCTTCGGGCTGCTCTAACGCTCCGGCTTTCTCATACCAGAGGGTAAGGCAAGACTTGAAGGGTGAGAGATTGAGAATAGGCGCAATGTCACTGCCACCTATAGAGTCCTGTCGCTGCTGCATCCAAGCAGCCGATCCAGAAGGGTGAGTGCCTATGAGTTTGGCAGCACCTAGCTTTTCAATTCGTTCTGCGATTTTGTCCATACTTGGACATTAGCAGATACTAGTGACTTTATACGCCTGGAATGTGTGGGGGTTCTACGCCCTCTGTTACGTCCTCGAACTCCAAGTCGTCAAACTCAATGTCCTCGAATTCGCCTTCTGGGTTGTTGGGTGCTGTGTTCTTAGCTGCCATGACTGAAGCGAAAAAGGCAAGAACTGCTGCGATACTTGAAAGAATCTGCTGTGACTGTCCCTCAGTAATAAACCCTAGGGCTACAAATAGCGGGACAAGTCCTGCTGCTGCTGCGTAGATAGCTTTTCTAATTGCCGGTGTGAATCTCAATCTGCATACCTTTCAAGTAGTTTTTCAGGATCAAAAGTCCTGCCGTAAAAAATGTGCTTAGGTGTATAACCATAAGTTAGGTGCAAGTGTGAACCGCGTGAACAGCTACCCGTGTTTCCCACTGCTGCGAACCACTGATTGCCCTCTTGAATCTTAGTCCCGACTTTGTGCTTGCTCTTTTTCTTAAGGTGAGCAAACCCTAAATACATAGGTTTGTTTTTACCTGGGTGCATAAAGCGCAACACTAAACACCAACCCAAACAGTCGCTCCAAGTGTTTAGAACTATAGTCCCAGAAGCAGGCGCGGTAATCCATGCACCACTTTTAGCACCGAAGTCCAATCCTCTGTGAGGTGTTTTTCGCCTAGCCGTTTCTCCGTAGCGTGAGGTTATGCTTGCTTTAGGCAACGGGTATTTCATAATGCCCTAACTACTACAGCAACTACAGCACCGGTGATAGCAGCAGTGAGGATAGATTGCATAACTGCGTTACTCCAATGTGCTTTTTCTAGCGCTCTGATTCTCTGCTCGAAGTCGTCTAGCTTTTTCTCAATGTCTGACACGATTCTAAGAATTACAGCGGTGTTTGAAGGCGGGCGCTGCTGCGTCATTACGCGCCTACTAGAGCTGCAATCTCCAGATCGGTAAGACCTAGCGCCTTTAGCTTGTCCTGAGCAGACTGCTTCTGAGCTGCAACCTGAGCTGCTGCCTCTTCCGCTGCCAGCTTTTCAGCCTCAGCTGCTGCGCTCATAGCCTCGCGCTCTGCGATCTCTTCGTCTGTAAGCTCTACTACCTGGCGTTCACCGGTAGAGCAATTGACTATAAGTTTTGTTGGTTTGTCTGCCATGTTTCTATCCTAACTGACTGTCGTTGTTCCGTCTGAACCTGCAAGTATCCCGAATAAAGAAGCTGAACTGTATTGCACGAAGCTGCCATAATCATCGGTAAGTCTTAGGGATGTAACAGCATTCACATTCCAATAGAGAGCATAAATGTATTGGTATACCGATGTTGAGGCTGTATTATTTTCGACTATCAAATCTACACTTCCAGATTTTTGCGTGGTTGAAGTGTAATTAGGTATGTAAACACTCACATTAGAAAATGTATTTGCAGTTGTAGTGCTTCCATTAAATAGCAATTCATTTGTTGTATTTGATGAAGCTGTTGAACCATTACCCCGTAGCCACCTAGCTGTTGGTGTTGCTAAGTTTAGGTCAAGAGTTGCGGTTGTTACACCCGATTCCGTGCTTCTAAGTGACAAAAGCAAGTGTAAATCAGTATAAATCTGTGGTATGTCAGTAAACTCAATTTCAGTCGTGCCACCTGACCCAACCTCAATGTGTTCAATCAAAGTCATACTCATTTAGGCCTCGATTCCGTAAAGCGATGCAGTCAGGCCAGCATCTAATGTCCCCGAAGCAGGCCCAAAGCTAATGCTTGTTATTGCATTTGTGTTTGCCCATCTGCCTGCTAGCATCCAAACTGAATCATAACCGCCTCCCCTTTTAAATCTGCAAAGCACCGACTTATGCTTGTCTGTTGCGGAATAGTCCATAATCTGCATTATCGCCATATTCTCACCTGTGTCCCAGAATAAAAAGTTGTTGTTGTTTGGTGCGCCGTAGTCAGTGCCAGAAGAGTATCCATAGGCATACACATTCGTGTAATTTGTCGCTGTGGAATCGCTATTGAACTGAACTGGCATTGAGCCACCAGCACTTCCGCTGCCGTTTATGACCAAAACAAGGTCACGATACCCAGAAGTAGGTATTGACGAGAATGTGAGTGAGCTTGCCGAACTCGATAGGGTCGTAGTCGCTAGTGCTGTATAAGTCGGAGTTGCCATTTATGCCGCCTTCAGACCCATTAGGGAGAAACGAGATCCAGTAACCCAGTTGCTCCCATAGTTATCTAATGTGATTGATGTCAAAGCGTTTGTATTCATCCAAAGACCGCTAAAAAGTGCGACAGATGTTTCAGTTGTGTTGATTCCGCTCAATGCTCTTATAGTGGTGAATTTGGTTGTCTCGAATGGGTCAAGAATGTCAATTACAGAAGGACTAAATGTGCTTGCCGAGCTGTTTGCGGTTGTTGAAAATCCTCCCCACATAAAGTTTTGACTTGTAAGTCCGAGACTACTAGCACTAGACCCGTCACCTCTCAAATAATGGATACTGTAATTCGTGCCTGTGTCAGCGTTGAAAGTAACCTGCGAAAAGTCAATAGTGTCAGCCCTATCACTACGAACTGCGTATCTAATCTGCAAGTGCTGATAAGTGCTACCTAGACCTGTCACATCGAAGGTTACGCTTGCTTGTGACCCTGTCAGTATCTCTGTTTCAAGCAGGTCGTAATCGCTAGCGACAGCAGCGCTAACTGGGTAATCTAGTATGCCTAGTGGGATCAGCATTAGGTTGTTAGGTTTCCAATCAAGTAGTATTCGTTGCTTGCTTCACAGACTACAGAGACACCTACATACTGCTCTGCGCTGAGATAGTTCGATCCTGCGCTGTATAGGTTTACTCCGGTGTCTGCATCGAACTGAATCTGCCCTGCGCCCTTTTGCACAAAGTCAATTCTCTGCCCCGCGCTAAGAACGTCTGCGATAGTAATTGTGACAGTTGCAGCGTTGTTTACTAGGACTGTGCTGTTAGCATCGCCCGAAACGATTGTGTAGCTAGTCCCAGTCTGTTCACTGATTGTGGGTTCTGGGATTGAGATTGCATCTACCCAGGCACTGCCGTTGTATTTGACAAGAGCATCTGATCCTGTGAGATAGGCGAACTGCCCATCTACCGGTGTTTCAATCGCTGCATCTCTAGCAGTAGCATCTACAAAGACTGCAATGCTCTGCTTCATGAGATAGGTGTTTAGCTCACTCGCATTTAGCGGGAAGCCGTTTACAAATACTTTGTAAGCCACGTTAGAATTCCTTCCAAAGTTCTAGTGTAGTGAACCAGTTGTTTACATCTATGGAGTGACTTACCTTCGTCACTGTATAAGTGTCTGTGATGTCCAATTCGTTAGTGCGGTAATCTATGTTTATTGTCTCGCCTGGGGCAATAACAGCAGCGTGTGTTAGGTTTCCTAAGCGATCTATTGCAGGTGTCTCTACTGATTTTACCAGCTTTGTCGTAGTTTGGTTGAATACGACAGTTCCCCATCTTTCTAGCTCGTCTATGTCTGTAGTATCTATCGTTGTA